GCCCTTAACATAAAGCCTATTAAGGTTCTGTTTGAGCCCTGCTTTCTCGCAAAATCGAGCGTACTGCTGTTCTTTTGCTGTAATGGCAGCAGTCATATTCTGTCCGCCTAGATATTGTCTTTTGAACTCCCTTAGTTCCCTTTCAAGCCTGCGCTGGTATTGTGTTGCCTGATAAAACGTGTATGTTCTGCCATCGACCTTAACAGGCTCAGGCTCCTTTTCGATTGGAGTAGGGTCTGAGATTCCTTCGATGAATGGATAAAACGTATGCTTGCAGTTATACCCACATAATCCTGCTGGATCGTGCGGATAACCTGTCACTGCTTCCAGGCTTAAAATCTTATAGCCTAGTCGCTTACTTTCTTTCGGATGAGCCTTTCCGCTTATGCTGTAGACTTTACCCTGCCATCCTGCATGATTTGCGTGTCCGTCTCCGTCTCGTGCTCCACCGTGTGAAGAAACCTCGACCAAATCCGTTCCAAGCTGTTCTGCGTTACTCATTGATATATCTGCTGCCATTTGATTTAAAGTCGTTCTGACTGCTAAATGTGCAGCTACGTCTATACCTCTAGTGATGCCTGAAGCATAGTTTACGTACCTTAGTCCACTTTTTTCGAGGTCTGAAACGACTTGCTCGACCGCTTGTTCAGAGGAAAAAGCACCGCTCGCAACATTCATAACTGCCTTATCCATTGAGTGATTAAATGCTTGATCTACCGAAACTGGCGCTCCAATAAACTTAAATCCTGTAGAATGAGTTAGTGATTTGAGCTCATGCTCAAGACGCTTGGAACTTTCTGCGGAGATTTGCTTCAGTGCTGGGCTTGATTTTAAGTGTTGACCTTTTGTCTTCCAAAATGCAACATCATCTGCAAATGACATATCGCCAGCTCGTCCGATTATCTTATCTCCGTGAGCTTGCGCTGAGTCTACAGTCTCTCTAATTCGCTCTCTAACAAGTTTTTTATGCTCAAGAGTATTCTCGTTCAACATCTCGATAAAATCCTTGTCAGCGTGCAATTTATCGAGCACGCGCGTCTGTATTTCGCTAGGACTATAACCGAGCGACTCAAGAGCCTTAGCCTGGAGCTCTGCAGATTCCGTCCAACGTTTTGCTTTACGTAATCTTCGAGCTATGTCCTGGATTGTATCTTGTTCCAGGTCCTGGAACATCGGTATTATCTCAGCACTTAATTGCTCTTTTTGATAGTCGGATAGCATAACTATGCCTCCGTTTCGTCATCGACTTCCACATCGCTATACCAGGCTTCAGCTTCAGCCTCAGTAAGTCCGTATTTATCTTGTATATATCTTTTGACAAGCTTCGGCAGTCCAAAGGCTTGCGCGTCAGCTCTCATGGAATCGAGCTCGCTCTGTCTGTCTGTGATAAAGCTGTCGTCGTAAGTGATTACGATTTCTTCTGCAAGATCATACTTTGTTTCCATGAATGTGTTTGAAAACCACAGAAGCGCTCTTACAAGATCCTCAATATAGTCAGTCAGATTTTGTCTTTGCTTGTTCAGCTCCTGCATTGAGTCTTGCTTTGTTCCGATGTACTCTGTTGCAGTCTTGATCTGTCCGTTCTCAAAGCTGTATTTGCGTGTACCGAATCCGAACATCGTTGAAAGCAATGATAATGAAAGCTCAAATGTCTTGGTTATGCTGTCAATACGGATAACTGGATTTATCTCCTGAATTAGGTCGTCGGAGTTAGGCAGCTTTTCGCCCATCGAAACGAATGTCTTTTTATGCTGCTTATTTGGAGTCTTTGCATTTCCGTTTTTGTCAAACTCGCACAGCGCCTCGTTATAAAGCACCATCTTGTCAGCCTTGTCCAGGTCTCCAAATAGCACATTAAAGATTAAATCAATACTCTTGAGTATCGGAATGGCTGCATAAATCTTTGGATATCCATACCCCTTCATGTCTTTTATGTTATTAACAACCGCAGTCGTTAGGATTGAGAACGGCTTAACATCCCCCAGCCTAACCTCTGAACTCTTTTCGACAACTTCCTTGCCGTCAACATCCAAAACCACCGTCCTTGAGACATACTTGTCATCTTCCATAGTGAACGTAACAATGGTCGTTTCGGTCTTGCCGTTGACTATATTTTCGGAAGCAAAGGCACATTCTGTAACTATGCCTTTTGAGATTGTTAGCGGAAATATTCCACTAGGCTCAACATAGATCAATTCTATCGTGCCACCTTTTAGTGAAGAATCGTCAAATAAATCAGCTCCAACTACTCTGACATAAGCTCCGACGGTTCCCTGCGCAGACATAAGCTCTAATTGTCTACGAATTGCTTTTGAAAACTTGTCTTTTGATAGCTGTTGCTCGATAAATCCGTTCGCGCCTTCTGAGTTTGTAACAATGTCTACCACCTCGCAAAGGTTTGCATCGTCCTCGCATGCCCTCTTCGCAAAGCCTGTACGCTCCATTTCGTATCTTACGTTATTCACTGTCACCCTGTTGTGAAAATTGTCGATGATGTCATTAGAGTACCAGGAATCACACAAGTCCATTATCGCGAGCGCCTTCTCATTCACGTCATATCCCTGTTTATTCAAATATTCTTTAACGTGTGCCATTTATCCCTCCATTGGATGAAAATAGTCAATAAACTGACTCCATGAGTAGTAGTCAGCATCGTATGTATCGACGTCTGTTGAAAAGTCGTCGAGTAGTTTTTCTTCTTTTTTGCTCTTGCTGTCATATACCATTTCGGATATAGAATCAGCTATCGGCTCACAGAAGTCCGAAACCCACAGCAATCTATTTGTGTTAATCACTGAATTGTAAGCAAGGACCCTGTCAGAGAATTCCGTTTTGCGACATCCTGCAACCTTAACCCTTAGACCGTTTCGCGCTGAGTATATTGCAAGTCCATTCAGTATTAGCTGCTCAGCGTTGTCGACAAACGCAGCCACAATCGGAATGCCTGGATAAAGAGCTCTGACCTCGTTAACAAATTCCTTAAATGTCGCGTAAATCCTGTCAGGGTCGACGGTCCCTTTGCTGTGCTTAATTCGTTTGTAGTACAGTCTAATCTGCTTGTTAAAGCCTTTAGTAAATCCTGTAGCAACAAACGGCGTGTGTGAATTTGTACCGCCAATATCTATGCCGATATAAATCTGCACTATCCGATGTGCGTTCTTGCGATTGCCATTTTCGTCAACAGGCATTAACTTGTCGTAGCTTATTGCGTAAGCTTGAGCCTTGTCTGCAAACTGAGGATGTACAAGCCCCTCTGCTGCAACCCATAGCCCTTGAATAAATCGCTTAAAAAAGACGCCCACGAATTGGCGCCTGTATCTTTCTTTTATCGTTTCTGATAGAGACAGATTGTCGTCCATCGTAAAATGCAAATAGATTAAATTCTTTTCTGCAGCCTGGTCAATCCAGTTTACCTTGAACCAGTGCTTAGGCTTATCCGGATTGCAGTTAAACCACCACTTCGAACCTTCGACTGAGCATCGTGCTGTTGCCTGGTTAACAAAAGACTCTGGCATTAGTGCGACTTCGTCAAAGAAACAGCCAGCTAGTGTGATACCTTGCACAAGGTCTTGAGATCGCTCGTCCTTACCTCCGAAGATGTAATAATAATTTGTGACGGCGCCCCTGGTGACCTCTAGCATGTTGTCAGCTCGCCTATCCTTAAACTCGTATCCTCTAGCAAAGAGCATTAGTTTTAGTGGCTTTAAAACATTTCGTCTAAAAGCTCCGATAGTCTTTCCAGCCATGCCAAAGTTTTCGCCATTAAAGTCCTCCATCGACCACATCACAAAGGACAATGCCATCGATACCGTCTTACCTGATCTAATCGCACCGTCAGCGATGATACCGTTCATCTCATGCACTTGTGATTCCGGAAGCCACCATGTTAAAATCTTTTTCTGCTTTCGGCTAAACGGCTTAAACTTAAAAGCTTGTACTAGTCTTCCCATATGTCAACCGCCTCACTTCTAAGAGCATCGATAAAGCCATCGTCCTCAATTTCTTGCACGTCTTCGCCTTTAGCCTTTGCAGTCTGTGCCTTAATGTGCTCAGTACGAGCCTCTTGCTCTTTGTTGTCTGCATCGGTGTTAAACGATTGACCTGCATATTGTGCTACAAAATAAGCTGCCTTTACATTTCCTGATAGAGCCTTTTTGATTTGAGCCATCAGCATTGCACTTTCAAGTGTTGCATCAACTCCAAGCTCATCGAGTAACGGCTTCCATTCAGGCGAATCTATCTCAGCCGTAAGCAGCATATTTAGTGTCTTGTTAAAGTTTGCTTTACGACGTCTCGCAACACCGCTCGCCCTTCCTGCAATCTTTGCCAATTCTCGGCGTTCGTGCGGCGTTCGTTTTTGATTTGCATCTCTGATATTGTCATATCCTGCCACACCACCACCTCTCTTTTCGTCTGTTTTGTAGCAACACAAAAGACGCCCAATTCAAGCGCCTTCTGCGAGTTATTATATGAGAAATAATTTGAGGAAGCCACAATTCCCTTTTCGCTAAATACAATATATCACAGTTTTTTGTTGCATTTGTTGCAACTTTCATGAAATGCCTTTATTTTTCTTGAGATAGTTGCCTTGTCATATCCTAGGACTCCTCCGGTTTCCTCCTGCGAACGCTCCTCTATGTAGTACATCCGAAGTATTGTCCTCATATCTGGGTCGTCCACAGAATCTATCTCCCTTTCGATAGCCTCAATTAGTTTGCTAATTTCGTCTAGCTTGCGTTTTAACCGTCTCTCCCTACTCGATATACCTTTCCAGTCAAAATCGACTCCTACAAGCGATTTTGGGATTCCTCGACCACTCCTATAGTCTTTGTAGTAGTCTGCGATTACTTCCGGCTTGGCATGGTCTATAGAATACTTCAACCCCTCTGCTTCTCGTCGCAATGCTTTAAGCTGCTTAATCTGTTCGTAGTCTATCATGGCTATCACCTCGCTCCGTTCTTCCCTCCTCGATTCGCTTTATTTGTCTATCGATTTTGAAAAACTTTGCATGCTCTACGCGCTCATTAATCCCTAGCAAATATTTGACTTGGGTTAACATGATCTCTACGTCAGCAACTTCCTCAATCAGATTCGCAAGAAAGCCGCTTTCGTGCTCATACCTCTCGAATTTGTTAAGAGCTTGTATGAGCTCAGCCAATTCTTCTATTAGCATATCCTTCTGGCCCATGTATCCATAATGGTCTGCAATATATTTCAGCGCTTTTGTTCTATTACCCATTGCACGCTCCTATCTGTATGGCGAACTTTCTGGCCATAAAACTTCTATGCCATTCTTGAGTGCGTGTAAATGCTCCGTGCAAGCACCTTTTGAGTGCACCCAATTGTCCAGCATATAGATGTGCGTTGCCTTATCCAAGAGCCTTAAGCATATCGCCATGTAGTCATCCCAATCGCAGACCTCTGGCAATACTATTTCAGCTGGGTTAATAATCTCTGCCCCAGGATACTCGTCAAGGAGTTTTATTTTTGCCTCTTTAAAAGTCTTCTCGTAGTCGTCATAGTCGGTAATCCTACCGCTGATGTATATTGTCATTTTTTGCATATTACCAACGCTCCCTTTCAATTACTTCTAAATCGTGCTTGTATTCTTTCAAAAGCTTGCTCAATAGCTCCTTGCCTACATCATTGACTGCTTCATCCTGTAACAGTTTCTCAATGTTCTCAATTTCCGATTCAAGGAAATTGCTTGCATAGTTTATCAGTCTATCTTGTGGTATCATTACTTCTCCTCCTTGTATGGCTTGGGGAATGTTTGCCATGCTATGACATCAATATTTCTATCAATTGCGTCCTCGTCAGATGCTCTCCCATATTCCGATAGCACCTCTTCGCAATAATTTGAATACCACCACCATTGTCCTTTGTGGTAAATTGCTACACCTGTGATAGGCTCGTCCTTAATTTCCTCGTAATACGATACTGGTGCTCTATTTACCCAAGTTATGAGTACAGGTTCTGGTTCGTTTGGCAATGCTACTGATGTTGGTATCCATGTGCTTAATGATGTGTGATTACAAATTTGGTTCATTAATTCTGCGTCTATTAATCTCATCGTTATTTCTCCTTGATTTTATCCTCAATCAACTTATGTATCTTTGCTCTAATGTCATCTGCTACTTCAAAGTGCTGACTTGCACAACAGCGCTCTAGCTCATCTAATAAGTCGTCTAATTTGCTTTTAAAATCGTTCATCTGTTCCTCGCTTTCTGTTGTATGCTCCTCTTGGTAGTAAAGGTGATGTCCATAATTGTGGTGTTTTTAATGTGCTTATCGCCATTTCAAGTGCTTTTACATTATTTGACCATCCCATCTGCTCGCATACACCTTTTAGCTTAGTTAATTGCTCTATAGCGTCATAATTTGTCATCGTTACATCCTTTCTGACTAAAAGTCACTTGAGCATCGTACTCATAGTTCATCCATATTGTTTCAGTGCGTTTAACAGAACATTCTGCAGTAGTATTTTTACTCAGCTTGTTCCAATCCTTGAGATATGAATTGTAAAGGTCGTTGTCATATCCACTAATCATCACTTTGCAGTCACTTTCACATAAGACTTTTAATAGCTTTACATGGTATTCGTCGTCTAGTTCGTGGTTATATAAGTGCATTTTTCGTGTGCTTAATAGGTATGGTGGGTCAACATAAATAAAAGTCTCTTTACCTCGTAGGCTTTGTATTAAGTCGATTGCGTCCTTATGCTCTATCTGCACATTCTTTAGTCGTTCTGCTCCTTCGATTAGCGTTTCGTGCAGTTCTCCCCACGCTTTCGCTGGGTTCGGACTTGTCACTCCTATACCTCGTCTAAAACCATTTTTATATTTGTTTCCACATCCAAAACCTTGCCAACACTTAATCGCAAATAGTCTCGCTCGCTCTACATCATTATTTGCGGTTGCGCTTTCATACGCCGATTCGTATTCTATCCTGCAGTACGGAGTAAGGTTTATAGCTTCGGCCAATTCGCTCGATTCAGTTCTCAGCACTTTAAAAAAGTTATAGACTTCATCGTCTATGTCGTTCAGTATTTCGTTGTAACACGGCTCTTTGTTAAAAAATACTGCGCCACTGCCAAAAAACGGCTCGCAATATACCTTATGAGTTGGGATATTATCAACAATCCATTTTGCTATTCTGTTCTTTGCGCCTGGATATTTTAGTATTGCTTTCATAATTGCTTTAACCTCTTTACATGTGAGCATCTAAAAATATAGTTGTCTTGATCACCTTCGCAAAAATAATGCTTTGGATTGCCGTACCTGTCTTTATTTTCTTCTGTCTTTCTCAAAATGCCTCTATATGCAAAATCATCAAATAGCGTTACTTCTACATGCTGGCCTAAATAATTTTCCAATTCACTTCGTTTCATTTTTCTCCCTCAAAACCTCGTTGCTTTTCTTAATCTTCCTATAGCACCAAACACAGAGATAGTGTTCTTCGCCTGCTATTACTGCACTGTACTTGCTGTACTCATTGATTCGTTTTCCACATAGTTCGCACTTCATCTGCTACCTCCCATACTTAATCATGTCGTCTACAAGCTGCCTTATATCGTGACCAGTCATGTCTTTCGTGCCGTCTATCATCTGATTGACCGTGCACCTCTGGTCCCATACCTCTCCGAGCAGACTCATGTACGCCTCAAGAAAATATCCTATGCGCTTTTCCCTCCAGCCGTAGACAGTCCATAAAACTCTGACCATGATTGAGATGTGCAGCAGATTTTGTAGTTTTATGATTTCAAAACGAGGGACCTGCTCGATTGGTCTTTTTTGCTTTTTGTTTTTCTTAGCTTTCGGTATCATTGTCTAGCTCCTCAACTCTTATCCATATGCCTGGTATCACTGCCCAAAACTTTTCGCATATCAGACTTGCTACCTGCGCATCATCTTTCCAAAAGCCGAGGTCAGTCATGCAATCCTGTAAAAGCTTGTTTGAGTTATCCACATCAGGCCTAGTTATTTTCCACTCGCCGTTTTTGTGCTTGCCCTTGATTGGGAAACACCATTTCACTACGAGCCTTACCGGACCTACTGCTTTTCGATTGGGTCTAAATTTTGCCAGGTTAGCTTTTAGTTTTTGCCTTACTGCTTTTAGTTCCTCATCTTCGTAAAATCTAATTTTTCTATCTGAGCAAATTGTCGCTCGTTTTTCCTGATGTGTTTTTGTTGGCGGAATCATCGCCATAAAAAATTCAATCATTTTACCTCCTCTCGCGCGGTGCATGTATGACCACTCCTATGTGTGGGCGAGGCGTAAGCGTAGCGCCTCACCACATAGGGGTGTGTACATGCTTGCATGTGGGTGTGTAACACCTATACGTAGTATAGGGGTGCACCCACCCGGTCTGAACAGTGTACTCGACCGTAAAATCGTAGGTGCACCCACCCGGGTGTGCTCACCTATATTTTTATGGTTTGCTACACCCCTCAACTTTACGCCTGATGTATTTTTCACCACCAACTTCTCCATAAGTTTCGTAGCGTTTTTTGTACTCAGGACGAGCCTTTTTTCCGTTACCGAACCATAGTCCAATTTGTTTGTGTGATGTTAAGCCTAAAGCTTCTGCAAGGTCAGATAAGAGCACCTCACCATCCATTTCGAGATTCGAAAAAGCTATCTCAAACTCATTTAGCTGCTCTTCCTTTTGCTCTTTAGCATTTTTCTTGCGCTCTTCTATAGCCTTTTTCCATGTTGGCTGAGCCGATTCTGTCTCTATATCAGTGAGAATGCCAGCCTCATCAATCTCATGCTTTGGATATCTAAACCACATATTTACAGGCTTAAACTTAGCAAATTCTCTGAGGGTTCCGCTCACTCTCCAGGCACTCAACGTCCTGATTTCGTCTTCGACTTTGTTACATTCATTAGAACACTTTAGTAGCGCACTTTGCGTTAGCGCTCTGTTTGCATGGCTTGTAATCTGAGGTAAGCTCAAGGCGTCGTCTAGTCCAACATGCTCGTCATAATAACCTGGATTATTTGAGCGAATAGCCTCATCAAATACCTTGCACTTAGCCTGATTAAGCTGCATAGAATATACGTCTTCTGTAAGCTCTAGCTCTATAAGGTCTATAAGTGCGTCTGGGTCTCTTGCGAATACTCCGCTGCCTGATGCTCTGTCTAGGCTCTTTTTATTGCCCTGGGCGCCTTTTGAGTGATGGTGGCAGTAGATTACACTTGAGCCTAGTTCAGTCGCCACCTTGTCAAATTGGTTCGTGAAATGAGCCATCTGATCTGCACTGTTTTCGTCGCCTGTAAGGACTTTATAAATAGGGTCAATGATAACTGCTATATAACCCTTTTTAAGCGCTCTACGAATCAATTTAGGCGCTAATTTGTCCATTGGTACTGTCTTGCCTCTTAGATTCCAGATGTCGATGTTGTTAATGTTTTGAGGCTTAATTCCGACTGCCTTGTAAACGTCCTTGAATCGGTGTAAGCAAGATGCTCGATCTAACTCAAGGTTGACATATAAAACTCTGCCCTGGCTGCACTGCCAGTTTAGCCATTTAGAGCCTTCTGCTATCGCAATACACATCTCTATAAGAGCAAATGATTTACCGGCTTTAGATGGTCCTGCAATAAGCATTTTGTGGCCTTGTCTTAACACTCCGTGAATTAACTCAGGCGCAAGCTCAGGCATATCATCCCAACAACCCTCTAGTCCTTCTGGATCAGGTAAATCGTCGTTTAAGTCCTCGATATATTTGTACCAATCCTCGTAGCTGCCTTTTCCGATGTTTGTATCTATAAGAAACTGCTTTCGGCCATCACGTCTAATGCCTGGCATTCTTGAAAGCCTTGATGGGTTTCTGTTTTGTACGTCTATGTCTAGTCCGTTTTTCCTACAAATCGAGTAAATATAATCAACTCTTTTGCGATACTCTTCATAGCTATTAGCGTCTACTTTGACGATTGCGTGTATGGATTTCCCACCAGAGTACACAAGACAAGCTACAGGAAGTTCTAGCTCTCTAATAATTGCATTTTGCTTTTCTAGTTCCATGCTGTCAGACTCTACTAGAGTGTATCTGTAATCTGTCACATTTTCGTTTTTAACGCCTTTGCCATCTAGTGGGTTAAATCTTATCCATGCGCCAGCTTTCTCCTTGTAATCGCCGATTACAGCGCCTATGTCACCGTTGCATTTAGATAATGCCTCGATGAGCTGTCCTGCAGTTCGGTCATATGAGCCTTTGCCTGGCATGCACTTGTCGTCTTTCTCCCAAACCTCTGTTACGTAGCCAACATTTTCAGTACTTTCAAAGAGTGTTTCTAGATAAGTAATCAACTCTCTAACAGGATTCCACTGTGAGTCATCAGGCTCGTTTACTTCTTTCTTTTCAAGCCACGCCTCATCGATGAGCTTGTAGTCTTTTCCAATTTCGTCATCCCAGTTCAACTCATGAGATGTTTTTTCCGGAGGAGTCCAGCCTTGCTCTATAGCTAGCTGGAATATTGTTCCTCCGGTCACAGGATTTCCATTTCCTGCAAATCCATCCCATTTCTTAAAGCATTCCCCTTGATGGTACCTTTTGCTGTCCTGTGCACTCCACGAATCCCAATCAGATGCTGTATAGCCTTCCTGCTTAAGCGCCATGCCTACGTTCACCCATTCCTGATAGCTCAAGAGCGATGGATTGATATGTTGTAATAGTTCAAGATGATTTCTTTCCATTGTTCTTATCTCCTATTCCGAATGAGGAAGCCACAAACCTTTAGCACCAGCTACTTCTTTGCTTACATTGTTTCCGAAATTATCATATACTCCTATATGATTTCCGTGTTTTTCAATGTGTGTTGATGCCGTATTATACTTATCATAGTAAGGCTTAACTTCAGGCTTATACTCTGCAGGATTTATTCCGTAAGGCACTCTCCATCCATTTACAGCGATTCTATCGATTAGATTCTTTGCATCCTGGAATTGCCACATACCGACATGCTTAAACCCTTTCCCCTCAAGGAATCTAATCTGCTTAGGCGTTGTGAGTCCTTCGTCTCTGCGTTTGCTTAACCTATCTAAAATCATTGAAGCTTTGCCAGCATTGTCTATTGTGTCAGGGAATATTCCACACTTTTCAAGAGCCTTAATCTGCTTATTAGAAGGTGGTGCCATTTCCCAACCAAACGAAGGGATGTATGTTGACAAATCCTCTGCTTGTATGCTCATTTCAAACTGTAACGGATCTACAAGCTTGCGCTTGCGTCTTCTCATTTCCTCTAGCTGCTTAGCAAGAGCCTCTTCTCTTTGCGCCACTACATCCGACGCAGCCTTTTCCTCAGCTTCTTCTATGTCTATCGCTGTGCCTGCAGCAATCTCCATATTTTCGGTCATCTTCTTAGCAACTTCCTCATTTTCACAAATAAGGCTTGCGGGATGGCAGAGTTCGTGTCTTTCCGTGTGCCATAGAAAATCAAGTAATAGTAGGTCTTCTTTCCCTGGATATAACCTGGTTCCCCTACCTACCATCTGTGAGTAAAGTGATCTCACTTTCGTTGGCCTTAGGACGACAATGCAGTCGACAGATGGCTCATCCCATCCCTCTGTCAATAGCATCGAGTTGCATAGCACGTTGTATTTTCCCTTGCTGAAATCGTCCAAGATTTCTGCTCTATCTTTACTACCCCCATTAACCTCTGCTGCCTTAAATCCCTTTTCGTTTAGAATGTCTCTAAACTTTTGTGATGTCTTTACTAGCGGTAGAAATACTACGGTCTTTTTATCTGCGCAGTACTTAAGCATTTCGTCTGCAATCTGTTCTATGTAAGGATCTAGCGCTGTGCCTACCTCGCTTGCTTTAAAGTCGCCTGATTGCATTGATACTGCACTCAAGTCTAGCTCAAGTGGAATTGTTAAAGCCTTAATTGGACTTAGGTATCCGTTTTTGATTGCCTTTGGAAGAGTGTACTCATACGCAAGGCTCTCAAAGTATGATCCTAGATTGCGCATGTCTCCGCGATCTGGCGTAGCTGTAACACCTAGCACATTTGCATTGCTAAAGTGTTCTAGCACTCTTTGATAGCTGTCTGAAATGCAGTGATGAGCCTCATCCACAACGATGGTGTCAAAGTAATCTTTGTCAAACTGCGCTAGCCTCTTAGGTCTTTGTAGGGTTTGAACAGACCCAACTACCACTCTAAACCAGCTATTCAGACAGTTCTGCTTCGCCTTTTCTGTTGCTGTAAAGATTCCTGTAGCTTTTACAAGCTTGTCTGATGCCTGGTCAAGTAACTCGGAGCGGTGTGCTAAAATTAGCACACGCTCCCCAAGTTTTACTCTGTCTTCGACGACCTTTGAAAAGACTATCGTTTTTCCGCACCCTGTTGGTAATACCAGGAGTGTTTTTTTGACTCCCTTCTCCCACTCGTTTGCTATAGCCGCTCTCGCTTCCTCTTGATAATCTCTTAACTTCATTTTGTCTCCTTAGAATGGAAAATCTTCCGCATTAAATCCTGTCTGTGCAAATCCTGGTACATCCTTATTGAGCACCTTCGTGAGGTCAACATCTTCTGCGTAGATCATGCGCTTAACCTCGTTGTACTTGTTGCCGTTGTACTCACGCTGTCCAAGCTTGCAAACACCTTCCTTGCCTGCAACTTCGTTCCAGTTCATCTTGAGTGGTTCGCCTTTTTTCTTTAGGCCGATAGCACCAAAGAAAGCTGATAGCATTCCCTCTGTCGAGCTGTGTAAGAATAGATTGTGCTTAATCTTAACATCTCCCTCTGCGGTTTTTACAATGATGTTAACGATAGCTTTGTTGCATGCTGGAAGCTTTCCGCCAGGTTGTGGCTGATGCCTGCCTCTCTCATAGCTTTCAACGATAAACTTGTAGTCGCCTTCTGGGAGTAGTATAAATTCACCACCGTCCTGGCTAATCTCGTCATTCCAATCAAACTCTCTGTCAAAATTCATGTTGCTCATTTTTTTAATATTCCTTTCATTACTTGTTTGTTCTTGCGTTAACTATATCTTTAAGTGCTGAGCCCCAGTTG